AGAATGCGGTAAATTCTATAATGAGTACAGAGATTCGATACTAAACAAGCAACCAATAATAAGCGAATGAGAAAGGAGGATAGATTTAAACCCTACATTTATAAAGTGTATAATAGTAGGGGAAAGCTAGAGGAGTATTCAAGGTATTACTACACTAGAAAAGAAGCTGTAGACTGGTATAAGACTCAGGGCAAATGGCTAGAGAAACACTTTAACAGAAAATTAATATTAATCGACACAGATATAAACTTATTTACTTATGTACCAAGCACACTACTTAACAGATAAAGGAGTCAAGAGCTACCTTAAAACAATAGACGAGGAAGTCTATAGAAAACATAAACAAATGTATTTGAATCACGACAAGCATATTGAGAATATATGCAGGATAGTATTTGCTTATTTTGATGTGCCACTAGAACAGATAAAAGTAAAGAGTAGAAAGGCTGAATTAATAAGAGCTAAACAATTTACAGCTTATTTCTTAAGGCGAGAAGTTCACAGAATAACCCTGCATGAAATAGGCAATGTATTCGACTTAGACCATGCTACAGCTATCCACTCAATCAATAAAATAAAAGGAGTAATAGAAGTAGATAAAGAATACAGGAACTATCACAATGAACTATGTACTAAACTAATGGAATTATATAGATAAAAATTACTATATTTGTAACCAATAAAAATTAAATTATGGATTTAGAAGTAAAAGGAACTATCACTAAGATAGGAGAAACAGAAACAAAAACTGGAAAGGATGGCGCACCATGGCAGAAGCTAATCTATTTAGTAACCACAGAAAAAACTTACAATAACCTATATGCTTTTGAGGTATTCTCTCAGGACAAAGTAGAGCAGTTTAGAAAGTATAATACTGTAGGCGATAAAGTAAGCGTAAAATTTAATGTATCAACAAATGAATGGCAAGGAAAGTACTTCACTACTCTACAGAGTTGGAGATGCACAAAGGACGATTCACAGACTCCAGCGAAAGCGACTGTACAGACTGAGGCAGAAGATGACTTACCCTTTTAGGAAGGTAATAGATTTATTTTTAAGCAACGGATATAAAATAAAATAGCTTATATTTGTACAACTAAATAAAAATATTACAATAGGTATATAGTGGTTAAATGCAGAAGTAACTACTATTCATAGAATACTAATATCTAAGGCTTATAGGGGAGTTGCTGCATCAACAAACCTATAGGTCTTTTTTTATGCAGAAAAAATGAGTAACGGATGGATTAAAATACACAGACAGATTCTAGAATGGGAGTGGTACGATGAACCAAATACACTAAGGTTATTTCTACACTTACTTTTAAAGGCTAATCATAAGCCTAGAAACTACAGGGGAGTTAATATAAAAGAAGGTCAAGTAATGACTGGCTACGATAAACTAGCAAAAGAGCTAAACCTTAGCACCCAAAAAATAAGGACAGCAATAAACAAGCTAAAATCAACAAGCGAAATAACAAGCGTTTCAACCTCGCAAGGTACTATAATACAAATAGTTAAGTACAAAGATTACCAAGTAGTAACAAGCAAATTAACAGACGAGCAACAAACGGATAACAAACCGATAACAACTAACAAGAATGTAAAGAAAGAAAAGAAGTTAGTGTATCGCAGTTTTAAACACTTGAGTATAACTGTTGAGGACGTAAGAAAACTAGACAAGGAATACACAAAGAAACAAATAGACTATATTTTAGATGCTATAGAAAACTATGCTAAGAATAAAAGCTATACATCTTTATACCTTACAGCTAAGAAATGGTTAGCTAAAGAATACCCTAAGCCAAAACAGAAATTAATTATACACCCTAAAGACTACCTAGCATGATTTTAGAAAACAACTCAGGTAAACAATATTTAGATTCTATTAGGGATGGAAGTTTTAAACTAGGTTTAGAAATAGGTTGCCCATTAGATAACCATTTAAGATACAAGCAAGGTACTTTTAACGTAATGGCAGGTCATGCGAATGTAGGAAAGACTAAATTCATACTCTACTATTATTTATGTTTAGCTGTAAAGCATAGCAAAAAGTTTTTAATCTTTAGTGCTGAGAATAGCACAGGAGGAATCAAAAGAGATTTAATACAATTACATTCAGGTAAACAACTTAAAGATTTAGACGAGCAGCAGTACGAATATCACTTTAACTGGATAGGCGAGCATTTTAAATTTATAGACTTTGAGCAGTTCTACAGAATTAATAAAAGGTTTATGAACTTTAGAGATGTGTTTAAAGCAGCTTTAGAAGATTGCCAGTACTTTGATGCTTTGGTTATAGACCCTTACAATAGTTTAGCAACTTGCGAAGATATAAAAGGCAATAGCCACGAGCGCGACTATGCAGTAGCTAGTGAGTTTAGAATGTTCTGTAAGCAAAATAATAAAAGTATTTACCTTTTGGCGCATGGTAATACAGAGGCTCTTAGAAAGGTTTATCCAAAAGGACATGACTTTGAATCCTTTCCTATTTGTTTAAATAGTAGTGATATTGAAGGTGGCGGCAAGTGGGTAAATCGTAGCGATGATTTCATCGTAATTCACAGAATGACTCAGCACGAATCGGAATGGATGAAAACAGAAATTCATGTTAAAAAAATAAAAGAGAATGAGTCAGGAGGTACACCTACATTTTTAAAAAACCCTGTAATTTTTCACATGGATAAAGGAGGCTTAAGTTTTAATTGTTATATTCGTCAAACAGATTATAATATTATACCCCCCAATGCAAAGAACCCATTAAGCGATTTGCCTGTAATAGAGCCAAAACAAATAGAATTAAAACCAAATAAAGCATTTGACATTAACCACACTATAGAACCTAAGCCAACAAAAGACGAGGACTGGCTAAACGGTTACATGGAAGAAGAAGAATTTAAGATATGACACTAGAGCAGCTAACAACAAAACTAGAATTAAACATTCTTATTGAAAGGGTGCTAGAAAAGAATGGAGCGTATATAACGCCTCTAAGCAAAGAAGATGCGCTAAAGGGTGTTACCCTATCAAAACAAACTAAAGATACGTTACACACGCTTAAAAGTGCCTTAGAACAGATTAATAAACTATATGACTTGAGCATAATGTATAGCAAAGAATTAAAAAACAAAGATTCTCAGATATACAAACTGTCTGTAGAGAACAGTAAACTAAGGACTAGAGCAAACTTAGCAGACCAAAGAACAAACAACATAACTGAATATATTGAACTACATAAAAACAAAACAACATGAAACTATTAAAACAATGTACACTAGATGGTGTAACAAGGCGAAAAGACAAGAGCTTAAAAATATCTTTTATCACAAGCCTAGAGCAATCCAGTAACGAACTAATGGAAGTAGATAGACTACTAGACAGCTCTGGAGTATTATACTTTAAACAAAGCGAAGGACTTTCTACAGATGAAATAACTCAGATTGATAAAGTAGTACTAGACAAACCGAATGGTAAGACTCAGAGCGAAAGACTTAGAAATGTGTTGTATCTTTACTGTAAACAGAAGATAGGTAAAGAACCAACTAAGGAACAGTTTGCTGAGTTCTACCAAAAGTACACAGAGAAATACATCACTTATATTAAAGACCAATTAAATTAGATATGGCAAAAGGAATAGATAAAAAATTAGACGATGCTTGGAGCTTACTGGTTAAACTAAGAGCAGGAAATAAATGTGAATACTGTGGAAAGGAAACACACTTAAACTCACACCACATTTATAGCAGGTCAAAAAGGAGTACGAGGTGGGATGTAAATAATGGAATTTGTTTATGTGTAGCGCATCACGTTTTTAGTAGTGGCTTTTCAGCTCATAAAACCCCTTTAGAATTTATTGACTGGCTAAAAACTAAAAGGAGTATAGAATTTATAGACAACCTAAAGTTAAAAGCTAACTCTACAGCTAAGTTTATGAAGTTTGAAAAGGATCTATTACTAGAGGAACTGCAAAAAGAAATATTTAATATTAAAAAAAATTAGGTAGAGTAAAATATTCTATTTAAAATTGCAGATATAAACTAAAATTAAAACTATGAACGAAATGAATTACGAAGAATTTGTTAAAAGCAAAAAACATCTATTAGGTAGCTTTGGGTTTGAACCTAACTATATGCCAGATATGGCTTTTGACTTTCAAAGAGAAATAATAACACGAGCCGTTAACAAAGGACGTATAGCTGTATTTGCCGATACTGGATTAGGTAAAACTTTAATTCAATTAGCCTTAGCTCAAAATGTAGTAAACCACACAAAAGGAAAGGTATTAATATTAACTCCTTTAGCTGTAGCTTTTCAGTTTATTTTAGAAGCCGAAAAGATGGGTATAACAGATATTGAATATTCAAAGGATGGAAACCACACAAAGAGTATAGTTATTTGTAATTAT